ATATCGAGAGCGTTTGTGAGGGTGTGAATGCCTACTTTAGACATTTAGTTGGCGTGGGTGCGATTCTTGGCGGCAGATGTTTTGCAGACCCCGACCTCAATACACCTGATCAATTTGCAATGGGTAAAGTCTATTTTGATATAGCGTTTACGAGTCCAGCTCCAGCCGAGCACGTAACCTTCCGTTCGGCTTTAATTAATGACTACTTTGTCGAAGTATTTGCATAAATAAAACTTTATTCGACGTGGAAATAATGAATTGTATATAACCGATGTTCTGCAATATGACACGCAAAAACAAGCGGCTTGATTTGTCGCTCATAACATTAACATGAGGATACTCTGATGGCTTTAGAAAATATTTTACGTAACTTCAACTTATTCATAGATGGGAGGGGTTTTGCCGGTAATGTTGAGGAGGTTTCGCTACCCAAGTTAACACTTAAAACCGATGAATTTCGTGGCGGTGGTATGGATTCACCTTTAAAAATTGAATTGGGACTTGAAGCCCTCGAAGCCAGTTTTACCCTAACCAAATACGATCCTGAGACTTTAAAACTGTTTGGCCTGGCACCCGGCAACAGCAAGCCGTTCACATTTCGCGGTTCGGTGATCAGTGAAGATGGTACGGAAATTCCTGTAGTCGTAAATATTACAGGATTCATAACGGAGATGGATCATGGCAATTGGAAAGCCGGTGACAAAGCCACGCTAAAGGGAACTATTGCCGTGCGTTATTACAAGCATACGATTAACGGCGAAGTCATTCACGAAGTCGATATTGCTAATTGCGTAAGAACCATTGCAGGTGTCGACCAACTCAAACAAACACGCGCTAACTTGGGGATGTAATCATGAGTGCTTATCTGGTACAAAAAAAGTTTGAACAACACCAACCCGGCGACGAGTTGAAATTAAATGCACGGCAAGCTAAATATTTGCTGATGTCCGGGAATATCGTGGCGGTTGAAACGGTGATTGCCGCAAAAACCGAACCGGAATTGACACTGGAACCATTGCCGGATGCCGCGCCTATGCCGGTACAGGAACAGGCACAGGAAACCGATGCCAGCGCCGCCGGGAAGAAAAAGGCAAAAGCCGTATGAGTAGCGTCACAATTGAGCTGAAATACCCCACGGATAAAGGCTTAAGCCAGATTACTTTAAGGCGGCCAAAAGTCCGGGATATGATTGCCAGCGACAAGTCCAAAGGCTCGGATGCGGATAAAGAGGTGGCGTTGTTCGCTAACCTGGCCGAATTGTCACCGGATGAAATAGCCAGTTTAGACATGGCCGACTATAAACAGTTGCAGGATGCGTATAAAGATTTTTTGTTATAACTGCCGACGATGCCAGGAAGGCTTGTGTTGTGTTGGCGAATTTCACCGGATGGGCATTATCTGAATTACTGGAAATGGACGGCGAAACGTTGTTTGAATGGCTGGAAGCGGTCAAAGCCTTGCAGCCAGACCCAAGGAGTTGAAAGTGAACCGGCTGGAATTTATTGTGCTTTACGCGGTTGCAGCCGCATTGATTGGGATAGTTTTGTATTCCTATTTCGACCTAATGAATACCGTTGAAGGCGACCCGCACCTGCTCGACCCTAATTTTTACAAGCCATAAATAACAATTTTTAAACCCGTAAAATGAGGATAAAAAGATGGAAATACCACAATATCTAATCGACGCGCTATATCAATTTTCACAAGATGCCCTCGATGAGCGTGTTAAATATGATGCGCTTTTAGCGGAAGCCGAGGCTGATGCGCTTACCAAGGAAAAACATAAAGAATCCTGGCTATCCCATCTTTTTGGCGTATCAAAGTCAAAATAAATGGCAAATAATCTCAGCCTTGGCATTGTTATTGGTGCCACGGTTTCCGGTTCGGTTGCGCGGGCGTTTGAAACTTTAGACCAACGCGCCACCCGTTTAGGCCGCACGCTTCAGCAAGTCCGCGCTGGCCGTGTCGCAGGCACCGCCGCCGGTGATGATGTTGGTGAATTAATCAGGCAGGAAGAACGCTTGGGCGGTGCGCTGCAACGTACTAATACCCTACGGGCTAATCGTGCGCGGCGTTCAGAACTGGGCGGGGAAGTCGTCAGCACGATGGGCTTGGCGTTGATGGCCGCCGCGCCGATCAAAGCCGCCGCCGATTTTGAAACGGTGATGACGGATGTGCGCGAAAGCGTGCAGATGACGGATGGTGAATTCAAAACGCTGGGAAAATCCATTCTAGCGATGTCTACAACCCTGCCGCTTTCAACGGCGGCGTTGGGTGAAATAGTCGCTCAAGGCGCTAAATTGGGAATTGCTAATAAGGACTTACAAAGCTTTGCCCAGAGTGCAGGCGAAATGAGTATCGCTTTAGGGATAAGTGGCGAGGAAGCCGGGCAAATGATGGCACACTGGCGAACGTCGATGGGGTTATCGCAACAACAAGCGGTATTATTGGGCGATGCGGTCAATACCTTAGGCGATAACATGAATATTTCTTCCACGGATTTGGGGGAAGTTATCCGCAAGGAAGGTTCTTATGCGATGTCGGCGGGTTTTTCTGCGGCGCAAACGGCGGCCTTAAGCGCGGCTTTGCTCAATTCTGGCACCCCTGCCAAGCAAACAGGTATGATTTTCAAAGGCATGACCGGCGCACTACTGGCAGGGGAACACGCCACCAAAGCCCAAGCAAAAGCCTTTGAAGCACTCGGAATTTCATCAACCGATGTTACGGCAAAGATGAAAACCGATGCCGTCGGTGCGTTAAACGATGTTTTGGCGGCTGTCGCTAAACAGCCCAAGGAATTGCAGGGCGGTATTATCGGCAATCTGTTCGGCCCTAAAGCCAAAGAACCTATATTGGCGTTATTGGCAAACACGCAAAGTTTATCAAAGGCATTAAACATCGTCGGCAAAGAAAGCAATTATGCGGGCGCTAATCAGGAAGAAGCCGGGAAGAAATCACAGACAGCGGCCAATCAAATGATTATGGCGGCTAATTCGACATCAGAGCTTGGCGTGATAATCGGACAGGCTTTATTGCCGACTTTGAAAAGCTTAACGGCAGGATTTAGCACTGTAGCTGGATGGCTTGCTTCTTTATCAACCAGCTTCCAGCCGGTCATTTCAGTAGTTGCGGGTTTGGGTGCAGGCTTAATCGCGTTAAAAGTGGTGATGCTGGCAGGCGGTTTCGCCGCCACGTTTATTTCCGATGCCTGGACGCTGGCAAGCGGCGCAATAGCCTTTTTTACCAGCGGCACGGCGGCATCAACAGCGGCTATGGTCGGCCAAAAGCTAGCGGTGGCAGGACTCTGGGTGGCACAGCAAGCAATGGCCGCGTGGACAGCAACTTGTACGGCGGCGCAATGGCTTTGGAATGTGGCCTTATCGGCGAACCCGATAGGCTTGGTGGTGATCGGTATTACCGCGTTCGGGGTTTTAGCCTATACGGTTTATAAAAACTGGGAACCGATTGCGGCCTGGTTTAAAGGTGTTTGGGCCACGATGGCGGCAGGTGTTGGGGGGATGGTTGCCAGTGTTACCGGCGCATTTTCATCTATGGCGGCCACGGTGCGAGGCATTTGGGAATCATTAATAAACTGGCTTAGTGCCAAGTTTGCCCAGATCGGCGCGGCGGCTAATGGATTGATTGCGACAGCGCAAACGATTGGCAATACTGTTGCCAAAGTTGGAAATTTAATGACCACGCCATTATTCGGCAAAGGCGCAGCGGTAGGCGCGGCGATGGCGGCCACAGTGGCCGTGCCTGCCCATGCAACCCCATTGCCACCGATGAACACCGGGAAGCATCCACCTTCAGTGATGTATAACAATAACAACACGATTCATATCACCCAAAAATCTGGGGAAGATTCCAAAGACTTGGCGGATCGCGTCATGAAGACGATAGAAAATAAGCAAGCCGCCGATAAGCGTGGGCGTTTGCATGATTAGTCGTATTGAAACGGTAGAGACGCAATATTTTGCGTCTCATTCTGCGGCCAAAAGAGACGCAAGATTTTGCGTCTCTCAGGGAGTCGAAGCATGTTAGGGATTATGATGCAATTAGGCGCGTTCAAGTTTTCTCTGAGTACGGCGGCTTATCAAGCCTTCTCGCATTCAACCAGTTTTAGATGGCAAGGCATTGAACGCTACGGGCAAATTCCGGCGCAGCAATACACAGGCCCCGGTGAAGAGTCCATTACGCTCAGCGGCGATATTTACCCCTCATTTGCGGGCGGTACCGGGCAGTTGAACAGTATGCGTGCGGAAGCCTACAAAGGCACGGCGCTAACGCTGGTAGACGGCAAAGGCTTTGCCTGGGGCAAATGGGTGATCTTATCAATCGAAGAAGCCCAAGAAATATTTTTTGACGATGGCACGCCCCGAAAAATGAGCTTTAATTTAAAACTGACGCGCTACAATGAAGATGTAGCACTATCGAAGGGCGGTAGCAGTGGCAGCGGCATTAATGCCAGCGATATTCGCACAGTCACGATCAACGATGACGCGGCATGGCTAAAGAAGATGAAAAATGAACCGCCCGTTACTCCGGATAACGGTAAATGGGCCGATAAGGCCGATTTTAAAGTGACGAGGGTTAAATGACGCAATACCGCACTAAAGACAACGATATGCTGGACGCGATCTGTTTCAAGTTTTACGGCAGGCAATCGAAAGCGGTTGAAATCGTTTTTGAGGCGAACCGTGGACTTGCCGACATCGGCCCGGTGTTGCCATCCGGTTTGATAATTGAATTACCGGAGATACCGGCGGTGGATACCGTGGCGGCTATTCGGTTATGGGATTAGTAATCCTATGCAATTCCTCACGCAAAACTTTACGCACTATTTCGTCCAATGGCTCCGGGTTTTCAATACACCCGCGCAGCGTTTCATTGATCAATGTTTGATAGCCCTTGCTGCCTGTTTTAGCCCG